CAACTCGTTGAAAGAATACTGTTTTCTAGAATGGTTGACGCCATACACGACGCCTTTCCCTCCAACCCTCTGTGTTCCGGAGTGGGATTTTCCGATGATCTCGCTCAGGAGATGGGGGCTGAATGGAGCTCGTTATCTGCCTATGGCTCCGGCGTTTCTAGCGATGTCTCTGGATGGGAGAAGGGCTATTCTGCCGAATTGGCCGATTTGTCGGCTGCGGCTATGTATGGCACTTGTCTCAATCCGTCAGATTCGTTACGCCGAGCTTTGGACGCATGGTCATTTTCTCTCGTTCGTGTTCCCTACATCCTTTCCGATGGCACTCTGTACGCGCGTGATCTTCCCAAGATCATGACCAGTGGTGATTTTCTGACCACCACTGGAAATGGATTTGGTAGAGCCATCACAGCTGCCTACGTGGGTTCTGTCTGTCGGGTTAATGGAGATGACGCCAATGAATGGAATTCATGTGGGGTTGAAGAACTCAAGAAACGTTACAATGACATTAATGTCAAAGTACGTGACGTTGAGCCGTTCACTCCGAATTGTTTTGAGTTCAGTTCGCACGTTTACTTCAAGGATGCAGGCGGATGGAAGTGTGTACTTCGAAGTTGGCCACGTATGTTGTATCAGGCCGCTTCCAAACGTATTCCCGACCCCCTCTCTGAGGCCAGTTGGTTATGGGAACTCCGTCATGCCCAATCTTATTATGAGTTCTCTGGTGACTCTGAATTCGATGGGCTGGCTGAGCGATGCTATGACCTCCTGATGGGACTTAGGCTCGTGGCCGCATGCGAGCAAAAGAATGGGAGGGAAAAAGAAGGTTCAGGTTGCGCAAGCGACCAAGAAGAAGGTCTCGAAGCAGGAGGCTGCGGCTCGTCAACAACAGAGCCTCATCGACAAGCTTAAAGCCGCTGTGCCACGTGGCACGTTTGCGACGGCTGGAAGCATGGTCGGCGGTCACCTTGCAGGTCCTGGTGGCGCCCTAATCGGGCGCGCCGCTGGGAAAGGCTTGAGCAAACTGGTTGGTTTCGGAGATTATACTGTCGAAACTAATAGTTTAGTTAAGTCATCCGTTCAGCCCGATGTTGTCCCCACTGGTTTTGCCAATGGCAAGCCATTGGTGGTCAGCCACCGTGAGTACGTCGCTGATGTTGTCTCATCTGGTTCTGGTTTCACCTATACCCAGTATGTCAACAATCCCGGCGTCTCAACCACTTTTCCCTGGCTAGCCGGCCTCGCTAAGAAGTTTCAGCGGTACCGGTTTCGCCAGTTGGCGTATGTTTTTAAGACCATGAGCAGTGAGTATGCTTCTGGATCGGCGCTTGGTTCAGTCATAATTTCCACCAATACGAATGTGTTGGACGCCGCTTTTCCCAACAAGGCGGATATGGAGAATACGGCTGGTGCCTGTAGTGCCAAACCCAGTGAGAATCTCATGCATGGCATCGAATGCGAGTCTTCGCAGTTGAATCTGAAGTATTGGTTCACTCGCGACGACACTAACGTTCCGCCTGCGGCTGCTTCTTTGAACTACGATCAGTCAGTCACAACTGTCGCCACGCAGGGGCTTTCAGCCCCGGCTGGTACTGTCATTGGCGAGCTATGGATTACCTACACGGTCGAATTATCTCAACCGATCTTGCAGGCTGTGGCTGCGCCAGTAACATCTACTCATGGCGGCGGTTATGCAACTTTGTCCGGAGGTGGCACCAGCAGCACTGGTCCCTGGAGCATTGGGTGGTTAAACACTTCAACTGCTCCTACCATTGTTACGGCTGGTGGTCTTTCAGGCACCTTTTTGAAGTATACCGCTTCGTACGTCGTCGATAATACAACCGATTACACGCTCGATCAGAATGGTAAGATTTACTGCAACAATGTTAATGGTGGCAAGCTTGTCATCACTAATGAGTTGTCACGTTCTACCACCGCTGGTTGGAGCACTGATCCCGCGTATGTCGTCACGGTCGGGGCTTGTTCAGGTGCCGCTGCTCCCACTTGGAGCAATGTTCTCGACAACCCAACCGGAGGTGGACTGATTAAGGCAAGCGCATGGACTGTTACGTTTACTTCGCAGACCAGTTGGATTAAAATCCAAATGGCTCAGGGTACTCCTAACACTGTTGTGCTTCTTAATAATTATGTCACTATCGGAGGTTCGTCGGATTCCGCATAGACAGGATAGTCTATAAAACCCGCTTGGTCCACGTTAAGGACCATTTTTGGTTCACAAGAAATGCTGAGCATAAAAGCTACCCGCTGTGATGAAAGAGCATAGGCCCCTAAGTCCTTCGCAAATGGCGCCTCTTAGGGTGAAAGAGCCGTGGCCACAGACACGTATAAATTCGATAGCTGTGGCTTCGTTTGGGAGTATATCGTAAAACTCCACGAGGAGGACGGCAACTCACATGTGCCCGGGAGACGACCCGTTATCACGTCGAGGAAGGAAAACCATATACCCAAGGTTGGTTGTCTCATCACAAAAAGAGGTGGATTAATTATAAAATCGATTAAACAACCAAC